TAGGCGATAACCACCGCACATGAATCTATGAATTCTGCGAGTGCTTTCATGAAGTTAGAATGTTCACCGCAGTGACGACCATGAGAACTATAAACTGCGTAAACATTTTTAGCTTTAAGTTCAATACTGCCAAGATGTGTTCCACGGAACCAGACTTCCCATGCATCGGTTGGCAAATAGTACTTATCAGTTACTCGTTCAATACAACGCTGCAGTTCATTCAAAGTTTCTGGACGATTCATTAGCTTTTTAACACGAAGTACATGAGAGTTTAAGTTTTTCATCTTTAATTTCCTTATTACAGAGTGTCAACAGCGTGGATGATGTTTTCAATGTTTTCCTGAGTACGTGGAATGTCCAGGTATACATTGCCATTTTTAGAATGTTTAGCAACCATTCCGAGGTCTTCGAAGTGTTTAACTTGTTCTTCAGTCATTTTGTAACCGGAGATACGGAAGTTACCTTTGTTTGATACCTCGAAGCTACGAATACCGAAAGTGCGTTTTTCAAGTACCGCGATGAAGTTGCTACGATAGACGTCCAGTTTTTTGATTGTGAACAGATTATCTTTGGTTGCCAGAAGCTCCATCATCAGATTTTTGTCTGCTTCCATCTGGTCAGTAATCGGACGAGCTTTACGAGTGTTACGTTTTTCTAGAAGTTCTGGTGCATTTTCTTCTGCGTAGATAACTGCTGCCTGGTTGATGATTTCTTGACCTTCAGCAGATACAATCAGACCATCACCTGATTTTTCAATCAGACCTTTCTTAATCAGAACACCGATGTTGCTGTTAACTGAAGCAGCTGAAAGTTTATCTGCGAGAATGTCACGAACTTCGGAAGAAGTGATGAAGTCTTTCTTAGCGACTACAATCAGAACGTTTGCAGCATTTTCAGAGATAGAGTTTTCAGAAGCTTTAACGATATAGATTACTTTAGACATTTTGTTTCTCCAGGTTCTGTATTTGTTTTGATGAGATAATAGTATCAAACTTTTAAGCCGATGTAAACGGTTAGTTTAGCACCTTCCGAAAAAGATGCTATCAAACAGCTTAACCTCGGAAGAAGTCTGCGAAGAGCTTCTTCGCTTCGCTCAGAGTTTCAGCAACATCTTCAACTTCTGCATCAAGCACTGCAGTCATGTCATAGTTGTTGACGTATACCCATACCAGCACGTAGTTTTCGCTTTCGCTGTTATACCAAATTGTCAGATAGCTATTGCTATCAGTGTTTGATGAGTGAAGGCGTGCTGCATGCATTGCGTCGTCAAGGTCAACACCTGAGTTAGCCAGTAAAGCATTTAAGTTATTGATTAAAGTTTCCATAATTTCCTCATTTTGCAACATAAGCTTCTAAGACTTCTTCAAATTCGCCTTCAAGTTCAGGGCATCCTGCGAAGTCCGCCTCTAAAGTTTCTAAATCAATCAGAACTTCAGTTAAAATGTATTGACTTTCATTATGGTCATAAACCATAGCCCAATAACGTGCTTGAGTATTCTTGTCAATTGACATTCTGTTAAATTTAACATAAGCGAAATCAGAAGTTTCCGCGATAATACCAGCATTTGTTAAGGCAGCAACGATAATTGAAATCATTTTGTTTACTCCGTTTGGTTTTGATAGAGCTATAATACCATAAGCAAACGATGATGTAAACGGTTGAGTTAAAGAATTTTTAAAGTTAACCAGAACGGTTGAGGGATTGTGCGTAGAAAGGATGATTAATTATATGGACTCGGCTCTAGAATTAACTAGAGCCGTTTAGAGTGATACAGAAGCTCTTAAAGAGCCTCTAGGTCCTTCATATACTCAATTTCTGGAGTAGTTTCTTGCCAGTACTTTAGCTCAGCTTTCAGGTCTTTAGCTTGTTGAGCAAGTTTCTTTGCTTCGTCACTTGTGATGTGATAGATGTTCATTGACACTAACTTGTCAACAAATGGTGCATAGGTTGGACGAGATTCAAGTTCAGAAGTCAGTTGTTTACGAGTTTTGCCTTGAATGACAATACTACCTTCAATAACTTCTTTGATGAACATCGCTTTAGCCAAAGCCAATTTGAATGCTTCATCGCATTCTTTGACCTTGTGTTCAATTCGTTTGACAATGTAAGTCTTACGAACTTCCACAAAGTGCTTGATAAGTTCAGAAGAACTTTGGAACTTATCGTTTAACTTTCCGTTTTCATCAATGACTACAATGAACTGAGACATCTTCTCAACCAGTTTGAAGTCACGCATGATTTTCTCATGACGCTGCTCATCATCTTGGCCAAGCATGTAGTCTTTCTTGAACTTCACTTTAAAGCCAAAACCGGTCTTTGAACAATCATCAACGTAAGAGATGAAGTTCTTATCTACCATTGGTTCTAGTACTTTTTCCACATAAGTTTCGCGGTCAAACTTAGCTGGAATCTCACTGATGTACATCTGAGATGCTGAAGTGAACTTATAAAGTCCACGGCACTCAATTGAACCATCTTCAAGACGAACTACTTCACCCCGGAATTGCGGAATTTGAACTTCAGGTTCTTTATCAAGTTTTCCTTGAAGAGCCAATTTAGTGCATTCAACTATTGATTCAAAATTATGCGGAAGAATCTTAGTAGCATAACCAGTTGCAATTCCTTGTACACCATTCAGAAGAACAGTTGGAATAATTGGAAGATAGAATGCAGGCGGAACGTGCTCTTTATCTTTATGTCCGGCGCAATTTCAGTATCTTTATAGACCTTACGGAAATTGTCAGAAATACGACAGAAGATATAACGAGATGCTGCCGCTTTTTGTACCAATCGTGAACCAAAGTTACCTTGACCATCCAAAAGAGGATAGTTGTTGTTCCACGTGTTAGCCATCAATGCACCAGCATCTTGTGCTGAACCTTCACCGTGGTGATAACCGAGGTCAGCAACACCGCCAGCTACCGAAGCCAGTTTGTGGAATTTTTCTTTATTACCACGAGACAAATCTAGTGCACGAGCAATAACAAATCGTTGAACCGGTTTGAAACCATCAATCAAGTTAGGAATTGCGCGGTTTTCTACCGTGTAGATTGCGAATTCTTTAGCTTCATTATCAATGATGCTTTGAAGGTTTCTCATATTGAGCTGACCAACAGAATCATCGAGTTGTTTAGACATCATGTCGAAAATAGTTGTCATATTACCCTACCAGATTAAATTACCGATGTTCATCATAACACGAGCAAGAAAAAGCACTATTTCGCCCATCACATAAACCGCTCCGGCTAAAGCGCCGGAGAGTAATATTGACACACCAATAACGCCTATTACGAGTTTCATTTTATTAAGCCTGTGTAATAGAACAAACGTTCTACAGCCAATGCAGCTACACCAAAGCACATGCTTCCAATGACTCTTGGTGGAGGGGTTAACCCCTCCCAAATAAACAGACCAGAAGCAATGAATAATGGAGCCATGAGCAAGAACACTAAAGCCCAAATCTGTTTGAACGGACTCATATTAATATGCCTGAAGAATAAATTTGAAGTTGTCGTTCAGCATACGATTCATTTCTTCCAGATTCTGGTAAGAATCGTTATGCTTACGGGTGAATGCCAGAGCCAATTGACCTTTACCGAAGCCAGTAGTCAGAGGCTTCATTTTGTCAGCTGGGATAAAATACACATCGTAAACGACGTTATTTGAACGCATAGTACGACCAAGCTGAGAACGGCCTTGACGAATCTGTGACAGAACATTCATGAAACCAGATTTTGAACGCTGACGGCCGACGTAAAATCGTGCTGCTACTGCACGCCAAGCTGAAGCACCTTTTACCATGAAGTAGAAGCCAGGTTCAGCCAGAACAGATGGGTCAACGTAACCTACAGTTTCGCCGTTTTTAACAGCACATACAACAGTTGCACCAACAGCTTCAAGGTCACCACGAGTCATATAATCACGCATATCATTTTCCTCAATCAATTAAAAGTTTATCCTCAATGGGCCCGAAGGCCCTGAATTAATGTTTAACAATTTCAAACACTAGTTCATAACTGCTTAAGCCAAGCCAATATGCCAAATTGAATCCAACGTAAGCCGCTGTAGTAAAAATAATACCAGTATACCAGAATTTTAAGATTTTCATAATTCAGTACCTTGCTGAGCCCCGTTCCACAGAACTTCTACTACACTCTTGAGTCCATCAGCTTGTACTGCTTGGACAATTTCAATAGTAGCCCAAATGCTAAAACCAATTCCAGCAACAATTAGAACAACTACAACAGAAAAGAAAATCCAGAAAATCTTTTCCATTTTATCCATGCGAGAACCAAAGGTAGTCTTACGGCGCATAATATTTTCCTCAGAAGTTAATCCATGCCATTACGACATCATGTGCTAAAGCGAATGCGAAGGCTCCAAAGAGCACCATCATAAGAGTTAAAGTCCAGATACCTTTGAGAATCTTTTTGATGATGTCCATTTGTTTCTCCGTTAGTTGATTTCTAGTCTATAGTATACCATCTAACGGAGGATGTAAACGGTTGAGTTAAAGATTTAGATACCAGCCTTGATAGTTGCTCTTGCGGACCACAGACTTAAGGTCTTCATGGTCTCCAGCAAACTTTAGGGTAAACTGGTAAACACTAGGCCCACTTTCTACCACATCTAATATGATAATACAGTCAGCTACTCTGTGTGTCAAGAAGGGTCCTAGGTTTATCCCTGAACCACCAGGATAATCTCCCGAGTAACCGGTTGTGACAGAAATCCACTTGGAATCCGATTGGTGAGTCTTAACTTCAACTCGTAGTCCACAGAAGCGAGGATGAGCAAGTACATCCCAGGCATATGTGTAAGGGTCATCATGATTTTCCTGACCACCTGCGACATAACCATCCATCCAATCAGCTACCGCCTTTTCAGCTAACTGAGCAATTGCGCACCGATTTATTACATCAGTTTTATCTTGGTCTGGGTCTTGACGAAGAGAATAAGCGGCAGTACTTTTGATTTTAACCCTATCTTCTGGTGTTAAATCACTGAACGCCCGGTAAAAACTCTTCAGGGCTTTCAGTCTCATCAACCCTGGATTCGATTTTTTCATATTCACCTTCTTCATTTTTGAAAATAGCATCTGTCACGTGTAAAGTGCCATAATAGATTCTGTCATTATGATTGAGTTTGCTTAAATCAAGCTCTTTCAACTCATCTTCTGGCATGATTACTACATCATCACAATACAGACAACCCGATGCTTTATTATCTCCTGCGAATAGGTCTTTACAATAAACAACACCTACATAATGATTACCATGTAAGTAACTATTTTTAATGCTTTTATCGCCAATATTCATTGGATTAATCATGGCAGCTTCCTCAAAAATAAAGGGCCCGAAGGCCCTTACATTAGATGTATGAATCAGTTTCTTCGTTGTATTTCGCTTCACGGATTACTTTGTACTGGCAAGTACGCATTTTAGCGTTGTTGTAATCTACCGGGATAGATACTACATCTCGTGGATGTACTTTAACAACTACCAGACGGTCATTACCACCACGGAAGTGTTTGATGTAGCTACGAGCGCAAACATGCAGACCGGCTTCACATGTTAGGTTTTCGTCTTCAACCACATGAGTACGAGGCATTTTAACTACTCGACCAACGGAGTTATCAAACTTACCGGTATAGCAGTCAGTGTAATCGTTGCGAATAACTTTCCATGCCAGAAAGTGGCCATCTTCAGTGATTTCGATGTCGTTGGCTTGGAGGAAGTCAAACAGACGAGTCACTGCAGTTTTGCTTGGGTTTTCCAGCAGATTTTCCAGGAACGGCAGATAGAATTCAAAATCTTCACCATTCTGCATATCATTGATGATGCGGTCAACCAGACCAGATTTGATTTCAATGTCCTGGTAGAACAACTGACCATTTTCAATGCGAATGTTACCGTCAACATAAGAAGTGATTGCCTTCTCAATGTTAATTAGATTAATCGCTTCTTCAAATTCGCCATCAACACACAACTGAAGAGCTTGTTTGAAGTTTGGATGGTCTTTATCTGCTGCATAAGTATCACGGCCATAAGTAATAGACAGGAACTTAGAAGAACCAGCCCATACAACATCTTCCGGTCTGAATACTTTAATCGGTGAAGTTACTTCAACTTCAGGTTCAACTTCTGCTTTACGGCTTTTGATTTCATTAACAACACGACGAATAGTATCAACAGAACAAGAGTAAATTTCTGCTAATTCAGTTTGAGTATAACCCTGCATGAATTCATCATGAATGGCTACTTTTTCTTCGTCATTGAACATTTTAACAACAGAGACTTTC